TGTCAATCATTTCTTGTAATTTTGAGAGCTGCCAGTTTGGATTTTCAATGTAGTCGGTTATTTGGTGTTGTTGTGTATAGATCACTTTTTATCCTCTCGTTTCCAGCACTCCAGATATCAGATATTCACAAAAGCGGGGCGAAAGCCGGTGAACGAGGCCACGTTGCCTCGGACGTTGTGCAGATGCAAAGCGGCCAAGCCGGCATTGATACCATAGACCCGGGCGCCGCCGCGAATCGGCAGGCGCTCGCCAGCGGTTTTGACATAGAGCCGGCCTTGCGGAATTACGCCATTCGGTGAGATCAGCGCCATATTAAGCAGGTCCGACTCGGCGTAGCCGCTATCCTTTGCTACGCTGCCCCATGTGACGGATAGTGAGTCTTCGGTTGATGTGCCGGCAGTGTTTTGGAGCGTGAGCACGTCGGCCTCATCTGAAAACCAGTGATCCATCGCCGGCCAAGAACCTTCAGCGAGATCGTACTCGTTGTCTGCCGGCATGTAGATGCGGCCGTCCGAGAGCTTAAATCCTTCCACCCACTCCCACACGTTGCCCACCAGATCCGATATCCCGGCAGGCGTGCCATCATGCCGCCATGAATAAGGCCCGGTGCCGCATAAAATATTGCCGGCGCCGCTGGAACCACCTGGCGCGTAAGTGTCCCCGTCCCGTCGCGTGCCGGTCTCGTATGTCGCATCATGAGCCCGGCCATGATCCGTATTGCCCCGTGGCTCAAATCCGTTTTTCATACACCACAGCGCAACAGCAGCCCATTCCCAGTTTGTCATCAGATGCCAGCCCGTGCCTTTGGCCGTGCAATACCCGCGTGCATCGTCAAAATCCATGCCCATTGCCGGGGGTTTGTAAGGCAATGAGTAGGCCCTGCCTCCAATCACATAAGCCTGGAACATGCCGATAAACAGCTCTGGAATTTTGACCCCGTTTTTAAGAAACGCCGGGTGCAGAGTGGTTGGCATGCCGCTCATGAGTGTATCTGCTGTCATTGCAGGGATGATACGCATGTAACTTGGCAGGCCGACATCATCATATAAAACCGTACACATGCCCCCGGTTGCGGCTTCAACTCGTTGGCGCAATGGGTCTCGGAGCCATATTTCGGCCGATGCAGATAGATTGCTATTTTTTGTCACCTCATCAGCGCCGTCTCCGGCTTCTGGCTTTGTAGTTTTAAGCTCGTTTACTGCTTCACGCAAAGATATAAGGCTGTTGTCGTGCTCGGCGGTGTTTAAAAGCGAGCCCTTGCCGGACCTGGTTGTCACATCCCAGTCACCAGGGGCACTGCCTGCGGTGCTGCCATCAAGCTTAATCGGCCATGTCACTGCCATTGCTGGCCTCCTTTGCCTGCTTTAACTCGGTTTCTAAGCGGGCCACCTGCTGGCGCAGCCGCTGGATCTGCAGGTCCTTTTCAAGATTAAGGGTGGCAAGCTCTGTGATTGATATTTCATTGTTTTGCATCTTTTATCTCCAATCGTTTGTTTAAAATTTTCTCCATCCATTGCGGCATTGCTTTAGGTGCTAATGGCCTTGGCTCTCCCATTTTGGCCTTTTCGTCTTGAGGCAGTTTGTTATATTCTTCAATTTCTCTACCTCTTGCCTTTATTGATTCTGCTTGATATTTATCCCAATCATGCATTTCGTCATCCGGCATGTCTTCAATGTAAATGAACTTTTTGCCGGACAGCTTCTCGATTTCTGCTATTGCACCATACATATCAACTTCAATTCGCTTGCCGATAAACGGATTTTCAGCATGATAAGACCATGGATATTCATAGTCCTCTGAAGGCGTGAATAGATCAAACCTATGCGGGGTTAAAATTACAGCATCGCCCGCTGAAGATCGTGCTTGCAGCTCTGTGGTTCCAGTATTATTATCATGCGCCCATAGTCGTGCGGCTCCTGAAGCTGAGGATAAATTTCCTCCACGGTCATTAAATTGGAAAAAGCCTGTAATCGTGTGTTGCTGTCCTGCTGACTGTCCAATAGTTGTAATTCCGTATAGTCTAATATTGTCGCTATGAAAGGTGGTGAAGGCTGAAGCATAAACGTCAAATTTTAAAAATTGCTTAAAATAAGTCCCAACAGAAAACCCCAACACATTATTTGACGACGGCTCAAAAAAAGGAACCGAGCCAGAAGTGGTTGTTTTGAATGAGGCACTATATGATGTCCCAAATAATCTTAGTTCTGCTGGAGAAGCGTCTGCGCCTTCAATTTCTATATTTCCTCCGCCCTTTACTAAAATCCCATCAGTACCTGATACCGTAACGGTTCCCAATTCGGCTGAAATTGCAGACAGGGTGTCAACGTCTATGTGCCGGGCAAGGATGGACCCATCTATCACCAGGTTGCCGTTGATACCCACGGTAGACACTCCATTGACCGTGCCGACAACAAAGGGCACTATGAGATCCCCCGAGCTGTTCTGGTTGATGATCCTGAACCGGTCGGAAACAATATCAAATTCTGATGACCCGGTATGGTCGATCATGGAACGAAAGCCGGTTATATTGCCGTTTACATCAAGCCAGAGAGAATATTCAGCCTTTACATCGCCTTCCAGGGTCGCAATGGCTGTGGCATTAGTTGTAATGGATGCGGAGTTGTCGCCGACTCCAGCCTCAAGGGTTGTAATATCTGATGCGATGGCCGTGATGTCACCCTCGTTTACGGTAACTCTTGCATCAAGCGCGTCTACTGCTGAAGCGTTTGCAGAAACACCGGTCCCCGGATCATTTACCACCACTTCCAGATCCGTTATGGCTGTGGCATTGGCCGTGATGTCACCCTCATTTGTGGTAACTCTTGCATCAAGTATGTCTACTGCTGAAGCATTTGCTGAAACTCCGGTTTCAGGATCATTTACCACCACTTCCAAGTTCGTTATAGCTGTGGCATTGGCCGTGATGCCATCCTCGTTTACCTCAACGCGAGAGTCAAGCAGCCGTGTTGCTGAAGACAGGGCATTAAGTCCGGTTGCCGGATCATTTATGGCATTTTCAAGGGTCGTGAGCTGGGCTGAATGGGATATGATGCTGTCTTCATTTACCGTAACCCGTGCACCAAGCTGCAGCCGGGCATTTGATTCGGCAATAAGAGAATCCCGGATGGCCATATCATTTCTGTAAAGCCCATCCACATAGCCGTCTAAACCGGTGAACACTTCGGAATATACCTGGCTGTAGACCATATCCGTGTCAATCATGTTGATCCGGTCAAGCAAGCCGGAAAAAAGCTCATCTTCGGTGATTGACCCGGCCAGGATCTCCAGGTAGTCTGCCGGGTCATTTGATGCAGCGCCTTCAACCCCGGCATACTGCCCGGCAGGATACCAGTCCGAATGATTGCCGAATGTGTCGCGCTGCCTGATCCAGAAATAGTAAGTGTCTGACAGATCCACCCCGGACAGGGTATGGCTTGTGGCCCCGGTTTCGGCAATTTTTACGGCCAGATCCCGGTTATTTGTGGTCTTTGCCGCCCAGATCTCCAGGGCCTCAAAATTGGGGCCCTGGGTGTATGAAAACGTCAGGCGGATTTCATAGGGATGCCCCGTGGCAACAAGCGCTGACGGGGCAGGCACGGAATCAACTGAAACATCAAGGGTTGCTGTGGTGCTTGCATTGCCGGAAGCATCATAGGCGGTGATCATATATTGCCGGGTGCCGGTCCAGGAGATGCGCTCGGAATACACCCGGGCGTCAAGCTCGTCTGTTACGCCTTCGGCTGCCACGGTATAATAATCTATGGGGAAGCTGGTTTTTGCGTCCGGCCAGCGGATCTGGAGCTGTTCGCCCACCACTGTATATGACGGGGCAGGGGTAGCCGGAGCCTCGATAATAATGGATGCCGACTCCGGGGTTTCAGTGACGTTGCCGGTGCGGTCCACTGCTGCCACCCAGAACTGGTAAGTATCCGGGGTGATGGGAAAGGGCACATGAAACGGGCCTCTAAACACCCGGCCCAGCTCGGTGCCGGTCTCAAAATCCGTGCCTGATACAATCACATATTCAAGCCGGTCAACAGAATCTATCTCATCCCAGGTAATCTGAATCCCGTCAGACACGGCTGCTGCGGCAATGTTATAAACAATATCCGGGGCAATGGCTTTGCCCTCGATTGTTACAGACGCCTGTTCCCCCTGGCCTGCCGGGGTGCCTGCCCGTGCAACGGATACGGTATAGGTTTTGCCAACAACCAGTGGCCGGTCAACAATATAATGGCTGTCAAAGGTATTGCCCAGCCACTGCCAGGCGCTGTCGCCTTGCCGGATATATACAGATACGGGCACGGTGGAAAAATAACCCGTTAAAATCGCGGAATCGCGCCAGGAGGCATGCAGGATGGATCTGCCGGACCCGTCTGCATTTGTCACCCATGCCTCACGCACATTTAACCCGAAAATCCCGGCAGAAGTGGGCGGGGTCAGCTCGGGAATCAGCACATCATCATCATAGACTTCCGGATAATATTCTAACGCCTGGACCTTGCGCCGCAGGTCCTTGTCTTTTGATATGCTTACAACCCGGAAAGCTTTTGTTTCATTGTTTACCGGGCCAAAGGCATAGTTATCATACTGCTGAGGAATCGTTGTCCATGGTGCATCTAAGTTTAGGGTGTCAGTGGTCTCATCTGCCGTGGCCGTAATGGTTGCGGTTTCCCGGGTGTCATCACCGTGTCGCACGTCAACTGCATAGGTGTTGCCGGATAGAATGGAAACTTCCCGGTCAAGAGTCACCGTATCAGCAGTGGCCGCCACAATGCGGCCGGACTGGCCCCACTGGGGTACGTCATGGGAGACGTCCACAATATCGCCGGGCATACATGCCAAGGCGTCGATGTCTGCACTCCATGAGGCGGTCAGGGTTAAATACCTGGCCTTGTTAAGCAGAAACTTTGCATGCTTTAGGGCCATTTCCCGGTCTGTGCAGCCATACAACATCAGGGTCTGGCGGTTTTCCTGCCGCGATGATGGCACGTTGTTTTGCTGGACTGTCACCGGGGTGCGCGCATAATCATTTGCAGCATCCCAGAATGTTACTTCAATGGTGTCTGCCCGGTCTTCCATGGGCAGCCATTCCTCGTTAAAAGAATTGACTGCAATATTTCCCATGCCAAATGAAAACCGCTGCACAGAGTCATCAGGGAAATCCGTGATGCAGGTAAAGCGCGATCCCATCTGCACCACCTGGCCCCGGCCAAGCATGCCAACAACATCCAAGGCGCGCTTTAAGTTTGTGATATCATCAAAATAGATATTGCAGGTGAGATTGTTTGCCGTACAATTCGCGGCCCAGGCTTCAAAGGCGTCATACTCGATTCTTTCAGCATCCACACCCCCGCCGTTTAATGCGTTGCGCAAAAGAAAATAACAAACCCAGGCAGGGTTATCAGCGGGCATATCAACAAGGGCCCCGCCGTCAATGCCGTTTTCGGGAATGGGTATGGTGGATCTTTCAACATCGCAGCTAACCCGGGGCTGGCTTCCGGAAAGCTGGTCTGTTGCAAGGGCGCGCACGCCTAAAATTGCAGTGTACGGATATGAAAACGGGTCTTCAACAATATGCTGATGATAATCCACCCGCACCTCGGTTCCGTAGCGATTGCCGTCCGGAGGCTCGGATGCAAAGCGGAACCGGTATTCATACTGTGCCTTGCCGTCATAAGGCTGCAGGCACTCAAACCACCAGCGTTTTGTGTCGTTCTGGCCTGCCGTTAAAGCTGTCGGGTTGGCGTATTTATAGTTTTCAACATCTAATGGCACGGGATCGCCTGACACGGTAAGCTCGCAGACAAAAGCAACAGTCGTCACGCCTGTAGTTTCATCGCGGGTTGTGCTGGTAGTCAACCTGGCAGATTCCACCGTGTGGGTGTTCCATGTGCCCGGGCTGGTGGGAGATTCTGTCTGGATGCCCACAAATCCTGCAGGCACACCAACAGAAAACTTGGACCACAGATCCCCGTCAACAATATTGATATGAGTTGAGTCGGGCCGGGATAAAACATAGCCGTCCCCGGTCTGATAATCATCAAAACCTACCCACGGCCGCCAGGTCACATCCCCGATTTTGCGGTACTGCATTTCAACATATAAGGTTATTTCATCAAGGCCGCCCTTATCATTTGCATAGTAAAGCCCGCGCGGGGCCTGAAGGCCCACCCCGAAACGGTCAACAGCCTGGGAAAGCTGCCGGGTTGCCCAGTCTGTTGTGATTGGAATATTTACCAGCTCATCTGTGCGCTGATCATTGAAAAACCATACCGATGGCTGGTCTTGCAGCCCGGCCCTGGAATCAATAAATATATTTTCATAATTATCAATAGGTTGATCATTAATATGAATGTTATCAATGGCAGGATAAATTACCTGCCCGGAAGCCCCAGATTCTAATTGAGCCGCTTTTTCCGTGTAATCAACCTCGTGGCCGCACACGGCAAAAAGCATGTTAAGGTACTGTTTGTCACCTACGCTTTCCACGTACCTGGCAATCATGGGCGGCACCACCCGGTGCTTTCCAAACAACACAGGTATTGCCCGGCCTGGCTCGGATACATTTTCCCCGGCAGACCAGCCGTAAGTCTGGGATGTTGAAAAGGCTTTTCCCGTGCCGTCTGCCACATCAAGCTTTGCAGGAAAAGCAGAGGACACCAGATGGCCGCCCACGGTGGTAATCCCGGTGGTAATAAGCCCGGCTGCCATCTGCGATCCGCCAAAATATGCCCCGGCAAGTGCCCCGCCCGCATACCAGGCAACAGCCATCACTGCTATCATGGCCACAATGGCAAAGGGGTTTTTTTTTCCGGACCCGCCAGGGGTTGCGCAGTAAGAAAGGGTGTCTGCCGGCTTTAAAATGCGGGCTGCCCGGTCAGGCTCCGGGATTAAAACCCCGTTTACGGCAGCGGCATAAGATATGCCAAGAGCTGGCACGCAATCAGCCAAAGCATCAGAAACGCTTGTTCCCGGTTCAATTTCGCTTATCTGCCTTGAGCGCACCGGATCAAAGGCGTTTGCAATATATATGAGCTTTACTTTTTCCAATGGTAAAAGCCTTTTATTTTTCTGCCCCAAAAACGATGGGAAAGCATGGTTTTAATCACGCCTGTTTCCTTTGTGGTATGGATAAACCGCCGGTTATTTATGCATACCCCGAAATGCTGGATCTCGTCTGGCGCCTCAGGATCAAGTGCCATTGTTACCACCGCCCCAGGCTCCGGCATGGCGGCCGGTTCCAGACGCCGGACAATTTCAATGCGGGCAATCTCTCCGATCTCAGATGTATCAAAGCAAGACACAGTAAAATCAGGCACGTCATAGCCTATGCGGCGGCATACCTCCATGAGCAGGCCCCAGCAGTCCAAACCCACTTTGGGATCGCGGCCACCGTCAACAAAGGGCACACCCATCAAATCGCTAAAATCCGGTGACATAAAACCCCCCGAATCTTTCAGAGTTGGAAAGCTCTCTGCACCTTGAAAGGGTCTTGTCGCACTCGGTTTCCGTTCCGGAATACCCGCATGCATTGGACTTAAACACCCACTGGCACATGGGCAAAAGCCTTCTGGCAGGAAAACGCCTGGTCCAGGGGTTTGACGCGCCCAGGGTAAATGTGGCCCACTGGGGGTTTGTCTTTGGCTGGATGAGCTCAAAAAGGTGGTCCACTTCCGGGGTGTCAGATGCCAGGTTTAAAGAGTTTAAAACATAGATGGTACATACAATGGGCTCATAACCATTAGTCTTGCAATAAAAGTCATAGGCGTGCAGGTAATACTCGATCTCGCGGGACACGTTTGACACGCGCACATCCACACGCGGGACCTCGCCGGAATCGGCCTCGGAAATTTCATTGATCTCAAATGGAAACGCCTGCCAGGTCTCGCCCTGCCAGTTGATGTCCTCGGTGTTGGCCACCACCCGGATGGGAATTTCGTTTCCCGGTATCTCGATTTTTAAGGCCAGCAGAAAAACAGAATCGCTTGTGGCAATCTTGTTTTTTTCTTCAATAGCTACAGATGACAGGGGCAGGGGCATCTATACTTCCTCCACATTCAGCTTGACCTGCCTGGTCTGATAATTATTCCAGGTCCAGTTAAGCTCATCGTCTGAAAAGCGATAATTTCCAGTGCCCAAAAAGCTGTAGGTAAACATCCCGCCCTGGTTGGCTTCAAAAAAGGCTTCAAGTAGCGCGAAATCAGCCTCCCTTAAATAGTTCCAGGTAAGGGAAAAAGTTTTTCTGGCCCTGGAATGCCTTGCCCGGCTTTGCACATAGCCTGCCTCAAACTCTGTGCGCACCTGGGCCTTTACATTCTTGCCCCCGGATTGATAACTCGGATTTGGTATGTCTGGAAAATCTGCCAATGGCTTCACCCGCCTTTAACTCATTTCTGTTTTTTACTCACTACTCACTATTGACAACTCACTTGCTGCCTTCTCATCCTCCAATCGCATTCCTAAGCCCGCCTTTATTGCGCTGGTAAGCATCAATCCAGAGGCTTACAATCATACCCTGGGCGTCAAATTCGGATCTGGCCTCTGTTACCTCCAAACCCTGGACGGAATCGTTGTGGATCTCAATTCGCACATTTTGCGGCCCGGTCTGGGCCTTTACCCCCAGATCCCCGCCTATGCGGGTAAGTGGCATGATGGCTTCAGCCCCGGCCTCGCCCATAAGCCCGGCACCATTTGCCATGGGAAATATTGTGGGCTTGTCCACTATTCCGCCCCTGGCGTATTTTTCAACATGATAACCGCCGGAAAAAACGTTTCCGTGCTCGCTGGCAAACAAGCCACCAACCCAGCTGGAAATACCTTCAGACAGCCGCATCATTTGTTTTTGGATCATCATTTCGGTGATCATCCGGCCAAAGGATTCAGCGATTCTTTTAAATGAAAACTCCGAGTCCCAGAGCATGTCGTTTAACTCTCTGGAATAATAACTAGCCCAGCCATCGAATGCGTTCTCCATATCGCCAACCAAGCCCTGCCACCCGCTGCTGATGCCCTCCCGCGTGTCCTTATCACGGTCAAGTATCCGCCGCATCTCCTCGTCATGTTCCCCGGCCATTTCCGGGCCGATCCCAGCAGGCGCCCCAGCCTTCTCGTCCCATTCCATGGCCCGCCGCATCTCATAAATGCGATCAACCATATTCCGGATCTCATCTGCCCGGTCGCTCGTGGGATCAACGCCGGATTTAAGCACGCGCTGATATTTTTCCCACTCAACCTCGGTCATCAATAGTTGCTTGCGCTGTTCTTCAAGGTCGCCTACAACTTGAAGAAAGCTGGGAGTCAGAACATCAAAGCTCTGGCCCATCTTGTCAGTTTTTGCGGCCATGGTCTGTATGGATTTGGCGATTCCTTCGGCTGCGGCGCCGGTATCTTCTATGCGGTCGGTCAAGCGGTCAATGCCTTCAAGGCCGGATATGTTTCCTTGGAGGTCAAAGTCTTGTAGTCTATTAAGCCTTGCCTCAATTTCTTGAGCCGCCCTTGATTGATTTTCGGCCCAATCTTCAGACCATTTCTCGCCACTCATGGTGGCCTGCCAGATTTCGCCCAGGTCGCTAATGTTGTCGCCTATGCTACCGAGATTTAGGCCGACGGTCTCCAGTTGCTTGTTTAGCAGATAGATCATGCCGGCAGCCATCCCAATGGGAGTAGAACCAGTGAGAACCCTTCCAATAATCCCAACACCAGCAGCCCCTACAACTCCGTCTGGGAGAGAAGAATAAATGTTTTGTATCCGCCCAAGACTACCTGCCATTGCCTCTATGCCCTCGGCGATGCTTTCAACGTATTCCGGTATTCTTTGTTTTAAAAGCTCGTCGTTATCAGATATCCACTGATTCGTGTCCTGGAGCATATCAGAAAAAACCGGCAACAATTCTTTCCCGATTTCGGTTTTTAAGTCATCAATATTTGCGGTCAGCCGCCGCACTTCGTAGGCATAACTTCCCTGCGAGCGTTCAACATCGCCAATAGCATCAGCTGATCCCTCCAGGATGAGCCGATAGGCTGTCATGGCCTTGTCAGCCTCAGTAAGCTCGTCTTTTGTGTTCGCCAGCCCAGCGTTTAGTGCCTCCTGCTGAATCTTGGTAGCACTGAGCATTACGCCATATTTTCGGAGTGGTTCATATTGGCCCGCTAATGCCGATTGGATGTCACGCATTACGTCTGCGGTGGGCATATTATTGAAGCTGCCGATATCCGCAGACAGTTTAACAATTTTGTTGGAAAGCTGCCCGGCCTCTTCCCTGGCCATGCCCATTGGCACAAGCATGTCTTGGATTGACGCCAGGTAGGACCGGGCCGAAGTTTCGGACATGTTGAAATTTTCTTGCAGATTCTCGGCCCATTCATCTGCCTGATTTTCCATGCCCCGGAAAACCACGTTGAACTTGTTCATGGTCTCTTCGAGGTCGGATGCCGCGGTAATAACGGACCGAAAGCCGCCTACCGCTGCGCGGAAAGTCAAATAGGATGTGGCTGCAATACCAACACCAATGATGGCGCGTTTAAGCCCGCCCATCTGGTTGGTCAGCCTGCCCCCGGCTTGCTCCATCTGGTCAAGATCGCGCTTTGCGCCCTTGACCTGGCTGGAATCTATAGCTAATGTAAGACGTGTGACATCCATCAGTGCTCGCTTTTGTATGCTTTTATCATGGCTTTGAAATTGTGGGCCACCTTCCCACGGGCGTCTGCATCATGCGGCCCTATTGCATCAGGCCGCGGGCACTCCGGCTTTTCGGAATCAATAAGCTGATTGCAGTATGCAGAGCTTAGCTGGCGCAGCAGTACAGCCTCGTTCGACGGCAATTCTGCATTTGTTGTCCGCTGCCAGGCTTCGATCTCGGCATAAGATACCGGGATGGGGCCGGCAGATCCGGGCCGCGCAAATCCTATTTCTGCCAGCATGTCAATCAAGTGCTGCCCCCAGTCCAGTTCCGGTATTTCTGCTTTTTCTGTGCCTTCAAACATTTCATATCGGGTTTTCTCCGCTTTTTTGGGTGTCGAGTGCAACCAGGCCAGCACGCGGACGTACTGCTTGACCTGGGCTATCGCAAAGGGTCGTAATTCGCCAGGTTCCGGTGGAATCGCCATACCTGGCTTGCGATCCAACCGTTCTCTTTGTAAAGCTTAATCGCCGCTTCTTTCGTGAACTCTATCGGGCCACCTTCATCTTCCAGGTTCTGGCTCCAGCCCTGCGTTACCGCGGCCAAAAACTCGGATCCTGCCTGATCTTCCTGCTCCGGCGTCAATGTTGCCTGGCGACCATAGCGCCGCTCCCTGTCACGGAACGCGTTTTTTGCCACGTCTGAATCCAGGCCATAAATGAATATGTCAACCGTCTTGCCGTGCTCGTCGATGATGGTTTCCCCGGTAAACGGATCTTTTAGGCTCAAAGGCTTCGGGATGTTGCAAGCGTCTCGTGTGTTGTATTTATTTATTTTCATCGCTGTCACCTTTCGCTGTCAGTTGTAAAAGGTGGGGATTTCTATGCGACAGCGAGAACACAGAAATCCCCTATCGGCATGGGAGTGCCGAACTATTACACCGCGTTGGCGTTGTAAGTCGCGTCTGCCGTGATATTGGTATCATGCCGAAGCTGGGTTGCCGTGGCGTCATCCCATGCGCTGAATGTAGCCGTATCCTCAGCAGCATAAACCGGTTCCGCATCGCCGCCGGACGGTACAAGCTGCACGGAAGGCCCGACGATGTACAACCCAGCATCAGCGGTGTAAGTCACAGTAAACACGTCTGCATCAACCACAGGCTTATTGGTGAGTTCCAGCGTGGCCTGAGCCTGATGCACGGTGTTGGCATCGCCGTAGTTAT